GAAGCAGAATAACTGGGACATAGAGGACGCCATCGAATGGATGGATTACAACGTGCTCTCGACACACATGGGGGAGGCCAACCCCGTGTTTGTGTTCCCAACCAAAGATTTGGCCGAACTAGCCGCAGAACACGGTATTGAGGTCACAGAAGAGGATATATTTCACTAATGCAACGTATCTTTGGCCCTCCGGGCACCGGTAAGACGACTACTCTTCTTAACCTTGTGGAAAACGAGCTAGCAAAAGGAACGTCCCCCAGCCGCATCGCGTTCTTTGCCTTTACCCGCAAGGCCGCAAACGAGGCCAAAGAGCGTGCTGCCAAGCGGTTTGGGCTAGATCCTAAGAACGATCTGCCATTCTTTCGCACCTTGCACAGTCTTGCATTCAATCTGACAGGACTTCGTACTGACCAGTTGATGACAGGGCTTCATTACCAAGAGCTACAGCGTGCGACAGGCATAGAGCTTATGGAAGGCACTATGGACCACCTAAGCAGTGCTCCTCAGAACTATGTCACTGACGTTAATCACAGCCTGACAAAAGAAACGCCCCTGCTTCGTCTGATTACATTGGCACGGCTGAAGAAAAACCTGCTCAAAGATGAATACAATCTAAGCGGATTGGACGAGCCGTGGCTAGAAGTGGACTACGTGGCACGCTCCCTAAAGGCGTACAAGAAGACACACGGGCTTTTTGATTACACCGACATGCTGGAGCTTTTTGCCAAGACTGCGCCCACTGTGTGCCCTACGTTCAAGCTAGCCATGCTTGACGAGGCACAGGATCTATCGCCCTTGCAGTGGGACATAGCCCACGCAATTGACGGTAAGTCCGAGCGTATGTACTGCGCAGGCGACGACGATCAGGCGATCTACAAATGGTCTGGGGCGGACGTCGAGCATTTTATCAACCTCGACGGCGGCAGCGAGGTTCTAGAGCAAAGCTATCGTGTCCCGTCGAACATTCACGTCGTGGCAGAGCGCATCTGCGCACGTATCAAGCGCCGGTTCCCCAAGAAATACCTGCCCAAGCCCAGCGAAGGCAAGCTACAGCGGCTTACCGACTTCAGCGGGCTGGACATGAACAGCGGCTCTTGGCTCTTTTTGGCACAAGCCAACTACTTTTTGTCGCCAGTGCAGCAATTTTTAAAAAGTCAGGGCTACTACTTTGAATACGGTGGTGGTGTGCGCAGCGTTCGAGACAAAATACGGGTGGCGCTGTCTGCGTGGAACTGTATGCAGAATAACGAACCCATTTCTTTCGAGTCCGCCAAGGCTATGTATTCGTTCATGTCAGGTAACGGCGTGCGGGTGGCCCGTGGCTACAAGAAGATTGTAGGCGATCCAGAGGCACTGTTTACTTACGACGACCTTAAAGATTTCAACGGGTTACTGGCTACGAAAGACATGGATTGGAGAGCCGCGCTCGACAAGCTGCCCGACGTGGACGTGGCCTACATCAACGCTTTAGTGCAACGGGGCGAGGACCTGTCGGCAGAGCCGCGCATACGCCTGTCCACGATTCACGGGGCCAAAGGTGGTGAAGCAGACAACGTCGTCCTGTTCACCGACATAACCGCAGCCGCAGAAGCCAGCATGGAAAGCGACCCAGACTCCATGCATAGGGTCTTCTATGTAGCCGTCACCCGTACCAGACAGAATCTATATACCCTAGAGCCGCAGAACTTCTATAGGAGCTACGCAATATGAACGACATGGTCAACTCACCAGCCCACTACGCTGACGCTGAAATCGAATGTATCGACGCCATGATCGCGGCTTTCGGCCCAGAGGCGGTACAGACGTACTGCCGTCTAGCCAGCTTTAAATACCAGTGGCGGGCAGGTAAGAAGTTCGATGCGCAAGAAGATTTAAAAAAATCGATCTGGTACACCCGTTTTGCGATGGGCGATGATCCAAGGAAGACACATGCAGAAGGCAACTAAATTGCAATTCCCACTTTTTTCGACCGAATCAGAATGGACCGCACCCTTTGAACTGGTAGACCTGACCGGTGCCAAAGAAATCGCTATCGACCTAGAGACACGTGACCCCAACCTCAAGCAGATGGGGCCGGGGTGGCCTCGCAAAGACGGGGACGTTGTCGGCATAGCCATTGCCACAGAAGGCTTTGAAGCTTACTACCCTATCGCGCACCTTGGCGGGGGTAATCTCGACAAAGGACAGGTGCTGCGCTGGCTCAAGAAGCAGCTAGCGACCGACTGCCCGAAGATCATGCACAACGCACCTTACGATCTGGGGTGGCTCAAGGCGCTCGACATACCCGTCAACGGTAAGATCATCGACACCATGATCATGGCTGCGCTGCTAGACGAAAACCGCTTCAGCTACTCTCTGAACGCCCTGTCCTACGACTATCTGGGAAAAGCTAAGTCAGAAAAGCTACTGACGCAGGCCGCAGTGGACTTCGGTGTAGATCCCAAGGCAGAGCTATGGAAGCTTCCTGCGCAGTTTGTGGGGCCTTACGGCGAACAAGACGCCCGTTTGGCTTACGATCTGTACAAATTCTTTCGCGTCGAGATCAACAAAGAAGATCTAGAAACCATCTTTGACCTCGAAACGCGGCTCACGCCTTGCCTGATCGACATGACTTACCGTGGCATACGCGTCGATCTGGAGCGATGCGAACGCTCCAAACAACAACTTTTAAAAAGAGAGAAGCAAACCTACCGCGAAATCAACAAAGAAGCAGGCTTCGACGTTGAGATCTGGGCGGCAACTTCTTTAGCCAAAGCATTCGACAAGCTAAAAGTTGCTTATCCGCGCACGGCCAAGGGCGCACCGTCGTTTACTAAGGCATTCTTGAACGAGAACCCGCACCCGTTTGCCAAAATGGTGGTCGAGGCACGCAACCTCAACAAGATCCAAGGCACTTTCATCAACAACATCATGAAGTTTGTGTCCAAAGACCAACGCGTACACGGGCACATCAACCAGCTTCGCAGTGACGACGGGGGCACCGTCTCCGGACGCCTGTCGATGTCGAACCCAAACCTCCAGCAGATTCCTGCCCGCGATCCAGAGCTAGGGCCTATGATCCGCAGCCTGTTCCTGCCGGAAGAGGGCGAACTGTGGGCAGCTATCGACTACTCGCAGCAAGAACCACGAATCTTGACCCATTACGCCAGCGTATTTGGCGCGTGGAAGAACCAGCCATTGGGCGGTGCGCAAGAGTTTGTGGACGGCTACACCAACGATCCGGACATGGATTTCCACACCATGGTTGCCGACATGGCAAACATTAGCCGCAAACAAGCCAAGACGATCAACCTCGGCATGATGTACGGCATGGGTGTGCGCAAGCTATCTGAGCAGCTAGATCTGGACATAGATGAAGCAAAAGATCTTACGCGCCAGTACCACAACCGCGTTCCTTTCGTAAAAGAGCTAATGAACGGCGTATCACGGTCCGTGGATCAAAAAGCAGACGGTTCCCTTCGCTCTTTAAAAGGCCGAAAGTGCCGGTTCAACATGTTTGAGCCACTGGGATACGACATACAAAAGGCCATGCCGCTCAAAGAAGCCAAGGCAACCTACGGCGAAACGGCTCCCCTCAAGCGTGCGTACACGTATAAGGCGCTAAACCGGCTGATACAAGCCTCCGCCGCCGACATGACCAAGCAGGCCATGGTCGATCTGTATGAAGCTGGGGAGCGGCCTCTGTTGCAGGTACACGACGAATTGGGTTGCAGCGTGCGGGACGTGGAACACGCCAAGCGGATCAGAGAAATAATGGAAGCCGCCATACCGCTACGCGTACCTAGCAAATGCGACATTGACTTAGGGCCAAGTTGGGGCGAAACCGAAGAAGTATAGTGTTGCGCGGCTTATAGGATTGCCTTATAATCTCGCGTATGGATACCAATAAATGGAAATCAGTTCTTGTTCCGGTCCCCGTGTACCGGCAGATCAAAGAGATTGCGCAGTTAGAAGACCGCTCAATCAGCGGACAATTGCGTAAAATTTTTAGCGAGTGGAAAGAAGATCGCGCCCGAGAAGCGCGGCAG